TAGAATAATCTAAACCAGGAGGTATTGGTTTAATTATATCATTTCTATTCTTGCCGCTGGTATAATATTCTTCTAAATTTTTAAAATTAAATGCCATTATTAACTCCCTATAGGTCCTGTTGCTAATTGAACTACTTTACCAACTTCTTTTCCATCCATAATAACTTTGCCTCCAGATTTTATCGTTGTGATTAACTCGTCAAGTTTTTCAATAATTTCACTATTACCTCCTCCGGCTGCGCTTTCCGCTTCAGCTTCGCCTCCTTCTTTTTTTCCACCAATTACCCCAATAGAACCAAGCTTATCAAGTACTGGCATAAGAGGTACAAGTAATAATAGTGAATAAGCAAATAGCGTTAAAGCTCCAGCCATCATTATAAATCCAAGAGCTCCTGGTATCAATGTCATTCCTGCAAGTCCTAATGCTGCAGTTCCGGCTGCGAAGCCTAATAAATCTAAATCTTCAGGAATCATTTTAAGAGCAAAAGCGAAAGGTATAATAGCTAAACCTATAAGTGCCATTGCTGCAGCGCCCAGTGCAACCATTGGAAATACAAATCCTAAGCCTGCTGCAGCGAGACCTAATATTACTATTGCTCCTGAGAATGCCAACATTGAAACAGGGTCAACACCTTCCAATAAATGAAATGCAAGAGCTGCAGGTATCATTGCAACACCCAACAATCCTAATACTAATAATCCTTTTAATATGCTTGAAAATCCTTTACCAAGAGACTTGAGTCCTTGTGCCAAGAATTTAAAATTTGTTGCTAACATTGCAAGTGGTACTACACCCATAAATAATAAAAATGGTATTGAAGGAAGTGCTAACAGTAAAGCTGGTCCAGCTAGTGCCAAAGCAAGTATTCCTTTTAATACTCCTCCTTTGCCAAGTGCCTTAAAGCCTGCAGCAAGGTCTTTCATTTTATTTTTAATCCCACCTTTTTTGCCACCTTTCCCCATTTTATCTGCATCACCTAAAGGTTTTTCTGGGTCAGTCATTTTACTTTTTAAATCTTTTCCTTTTCCGTGACCTAAGAATTTACCTATCTTTGTATCTTTAAGTTTACCTGTAATTTTACCACCTAACCCTTTAAGAGCTGGAGCAAATGCACCTACGTTTTTAACCATCGAACCCATAAGGTTTGCAGTAGCTGCGAGTGTGACTGCATTATCTTTTAGATAACCACCATATCTTGATGTAGCTTCTCCAACTTTAGCCCAACCCGATGCATGTTTTTCTCCTGTTTCTGTAAGACCTGCAGCTTTATTTAATTGTTTTTCAAGTTCGCCTGTAGTGATACCCATTAATTCTGCAGCTTGTTTCTTCTGATAATAATCCATTTGGTTGAAACCTTGTATTCCACCTAGCTGATTAAGCATTTCTTTATAACCTTCTTCTATTTTACCCTCATACATTAATTGTTGAGCTTTATCAACATTTACTTGTCTACCAAGCATTACACTTAGTTCCATTGCGCTAGCCCTTGCTGTATCAATGTCTAATAATTTATCACCTAATGCAGACATCTGGCCTAATGTAGCTCCTAGTTTTCCAGCCTCTACAGCCATTTTACCTAATTGTTCGACTGATATATTACCGAACTTGGATGTGAGTTCCATGTTTTCTGCAACGTCGGACATTACCTTTCCTATAGGTAATTTGGCACCACGAGCTAGATTTGCTGTAGTTTCTAGTGTAGCTTTAGATTGTTTTACTGTCATACCTTCTACAAGAGACATGTGACCAACAAGCTTACCAGCTTCTTTTTCACCTAATCCTATATTTCTTGCGAGATTTGCAACTTGTACTACTGCTTTACCAGATAAATCATTGAGGTCACCTGCTCCTTCTGCCAAGCCTGCCATTGCATCTGCATTTTGTTTTGCTGATATACCAAATGCAGCGCCCATTAGGTTTGCTGATAACATTTCATTACCAAGTTCATATCCTTGTGTTTTAGACATACCCATATTATCAGCTGCAGTTTCTAATGTATCTGCAAATTTGCCAGCTTCATTGGCCATTGCTATCATGAATAGACCACCAGCTACTTTAGGGTCTTGTATTATTTCGTTAAAATCATCCCACTTGTCTGTCCATTTTGTTGTCCATTCTTCAATTTCTTTTTCACGGTCGACTTTCTTTTTAAGCAACTCAAGTTCTTTTGTTTTCTGCTTATATGCTGGGTCTTCTAGTTTTTTCTTTTCTCTTATTATATTGAGAATTTCCTCTTCAGTATCAACAATTCCATTTTTTATTTTTGCGTTTAATAAACCTGTTTGATAATTTTCATTATGTATAAGTTTTTGTTTATTGGAAGCATCGTATAATGCTTGTTCGCTTGATAGTATTGAACTTGATAATTGTTCTTCTCTAGTCATTCTTTTTAATGTCTCGTTACCAAGTAATGCCAAGTCTCTTTCGTTGTCAGCTATTTTAGTGTTTATATCTAATTGAGCTTGATATTTAGCAGCTAAAGATTTTTCGCTTTGAAGAGATTCATTTCGCAACTCTCTTTGCTTTATCATCATATCACTGATTTCACTTTTCAAGTCGCGAACCTTCTCTAATGCAGAAGTTTCTTTATTTAAGTTTACTATGTCTTCTTTCGATGTCTTATCAGCCATAATCTAATTTAATCGTATTTATTATAATCTAAATTTTGTGCAGCTTTATCAATTAAATTAATAGAATCGTAATAATGCTGTGCTGCTTTTTTACCTTCAGGACCAGATTTTGCAAGTTGGTTCATACTATCTTTAAACCTTTTATCATTTGCTTTTTTAAGTATTCCTGATAAATGGTCAAGTACACCACTTACGATACCTTCTCGTTTAAGTTCTTTGTTTTCTGAAAGTTTATTAGAAATAATTTTTCTAATATATTCTCGAATTACTTTTTCTCTCATTTATGCTCTCCGCATTGCGCTTAATTAGTTTTATATAAATATCAAGAAAAGGGTTTTTTATTTTCTGGGAGCTGATGGTTTAGAAAAAGAAGGTCGCTTGATTGATTTGCTCGATGAACTGCTACCTTTTTTTGCTTTATCGTATTCTTGTTTTTCTTTCTTGTGTTGTTCATTCAGCTTTTTAAGATAAAATAATCTTAAATAAACAGGCATAGTATATACATCGTCATGACTAAACCCACCATTGGAGAAATACAGAAGTTGAAATATCTGTTCGTGTAGAATGGGCCTATATTTAGGCCCTAGGCCAAAAAAACTCGACGGACATAGGTATTTGTATAGTGGCCTCATGCCCACATTCATCACATTCAAAGTATACTGACATGTCAACATCTGGTGTGACGTTTTCTAAGTTAGTTCTAAATGCTAATGAGTCTCTAGAAATAAATTCATTTTCAACAAAACTATTAATAGTGCTTCTAGTTTCATCTCCATCTACAGCAATAATAATTTGCTTTAATCTGCTGGTTAAATCATATGAAATTGTAGAAGAATGAGTTTTCTTTTTCATTCGCTTCATTTCATTTTGAATTTTTTCTTCATCTGAATGTGAAAGTAGTTTGAATGTTATAATCTTCTTACTTAAAGGTAATTCAAATTCAAATAAATTTTCGTTAGCTGTAATATTTACATCTTTATTTTCAAGTCCTGCAAGGTCTATTGTTTCATTTTGTTTAGTTTTACATGCAGGGCAAGGTATCTCAGCTGGATAATCTTTACCATAACCTAATACTCTGGCTGCAATCATAACTGCATTTTTATCACCTAATAATAAATCATCGTAATTTACTTTTTTACCATCACCATTACCTATAACAAGAGAACGCAAAAGCATATCAATAACTATACCTTTTTGTATAAGATTCTGAGAAGTAAGAATATCTTCTTCCTTAGCAGTCATATATTTCATTTCAACTTGACCCGAAGCTAATGGGTGGTCTTTTGGATATAATTTACCTTTAGATGGTAAATCTATTATCTCAGTAGGAAACTTCGACTCTTTAACTTGTTTAGTTTCAGCATCTTGAACGAGTTGTTGTTTTAATTCTTCTGTTGATAATTTTTTACCTGGATAGTCTTCTGTCATTTGCTTTGCCATTATATAACTCCTTATTGTGTTTTAATATAACCTAGTATATATAAATATATACGAACTAAAAAGTTTTCAAAAAAATAGCCTGGATTAATAGGCTACTTAATTTTATTTATATAATTGAATTATTTTCCAGAAACAATTGTTACTGCCAGAGTATTTCCGCCATCCATAGCCGTTGATATTGAAATAATAGGTGTGGCTGTTGAATCAAGGCCTTGAATATAATCATTTACAGCTGCTGAAACTGTCCCTGAAGTATCTGAAGCTTCTGTTGCTGTAACTATACCTTTTATAATTTTAGTTGTTGTAGCGTAAGCTGCCATGTCTTATCTTCCTAGTACTGTAGAATCCAGTAATCAGCTCTTATGTTTAAAGTAACGAGTGCTGGTGCCATGTCGTTTTCCCAAGATATTGCACCGAAGTCAGCATCTACAAGGAAAGCACCTTTACCTGTCCATTCTTCTACTTTATCACCTACTGGTCCAAGTACGTTAATTGTTACATCTTTCTTATAAAAGTCAGCATATCCATTTCTACCTGTCACTGATTCGTGGTGTAGTCTTACCCACTCCATAACTGCCTGTGCACCTGATGGAACGATTGGGTCATATAATTCTACTGTTATTGCATCCCATGAACTTCTTCCTTTAATAAATCTAGAATTATTGATATGCTTTATTTCAGTTTCATTATTAACAATTTTTGGTCTTGCAGCTGCTCGAATTAAGTATGAAGGTATACCATCAACATAAAATACAAATCTGTTGGTTACCTTTGGCTCAAATGCCGTGAACATTAATTCTGTTGGGTCTATTAAGTTTGCCATTTATTTATCTCCTATTTAATATAAATATCCTAATCGTTAAAAGTTGCGCCTGTTGGCATTATGTTAAAGTCAATTACAATAAATTCTGCAGCTTTTGCAGGTTGGATAAATATATCGCCTTTCATTATATTTCTATCAATAATATCTGGTGTGTTATTTGTTTCGTCCATCACAACTTTGAAAGCGTAAAGACCTTGTCTTTGTTGTACTGATTCCATATAAGGATTAACTTGTGATAAGAATCTGTTTCTTGTTTGTGCAGTATTGTTTTCAAAGATTAAGTATTTAGATACTGATGCGATGAATTTTTTAAGATTGATTAACAACCTTCTAACATTTACACGGTCAAGAGCTGAAGCTTTCTTTTGAAGAGTTTTTTGACCCCATACAACTACACCTTCACCAGGGAATGTTGCAACTGGGTTAATATTTCCTTCATATAAAACGTCTCTATTAGCATGTGTTAATTTTCTTGCAGCCTGTACTACAGTTTCCTGTCCACCTCTATTAAGACCAGCAGGTGCAAACCATTCTGCAGATACCTTATCGTTGAATGCATATATACTTGGCATAATTACCGATTGTGGTACCCATATATATTTTCCTGTAGCTGGGTCTGAAATTTGTACCCATGGCCAATACATTGCTGCATAGCTTGAATCATACCCTTCTGCAACTGCAGTAACTGATGCTAATGTTTCAGATGCAGCGTAATCTCTTGGGTCGATGATTGTCATTACATCACCTCTTTCTTCACATACAGTAACCATTTTATTGGTTAGTCCAGAAGACATTGCATCTGTAAGTCCCGGTGCAATAAGTAAGTTAATGTCATATTCATCTTGATTAGATAATAGATTAAATGCGCACTCATAGCCGTCATATCCAGATTGACCATCAGCTGATATATCCAACCCTTGGAAGTTTGCATTAGTTGAATTTTCATAATAGTTTGCAGCACCTGCAGTTGAATTAGGAATCATGCCTGTACCATCATTACCACCGTAAAATGAACCAGAACTATTGTTTGCTGGAAGAGAAGCAGTAGCATTAGTATCTCTAATACTTCCATTTTCAGTTAAATAATCAACTGTATTTGTTACGTTTGCTTCAGGGATATATATGTATTGTGACCTATTTTTAAATGAGCCAGCTGGTTGAATATATGGATATGCAGTTGTTGAGTCTCCGACTGTAGGTCTTTGACTACCAATTGCTGCACAAATATAATTTCTTGCATTAGGGTCAAGAGATAAATTACCCCAAGTTTCAAGAATAACTTTTCTTTTACTTGAATCATCACCTCGTCTAACTAAAAGTGTAAATGTACCTTTAGATTCCTGTACATTGTTTATTTCCCATCTTATATTGCTGTCTGTACCAAATTTAGTTCCAGTACCTGCTACTGAAGTAGATACGAATACATCGTTTGATGCAACTTCTAGTAATATATCAGTACCACCTGGTCTACTATTCATAATATGGCCATCTGTATGACATGCTATATCAAAAGCTTTTGTGAATGAAGCGTATGTTGAACCTGATGCTCCAACCCCTGCCTTGCATGACAACTGGGCAATATTTCCAAAGTGAGTGCTTGCACTAGCGTTTGCAACACCAGCAGTAGGAAGAACTCTTACAATAGTAGCAGGGCCACCGTGTTT